ACAGATTTTTCAAATGTTACCGTAACAAGATTTGGGAAAAATATTATTCCGTATCCTTATATAAACACAACTAAAGAATCAAACGGGGTTACATATACCGATAACGGAGACGGTACAATAACTGTCAGCGGAAATGCGACAGCTTACAGTGATTTTATATTATATGAGGGTGTTCCTCTTATGAAAAATGGTTATATAACTTTTTCAGCAGGGAAAAATCATACAAATATTGCGGCAGTATTGGGGTTATATGATAACTCTGATGCTCTGATTAGTCAATTTCAAGTGTCGAATGCTTATAATGACTTTGTAAAAATTATTAATCTTTCTGATTACCCAGAAACAGTAAAATGGAGAATTTCGGTTAAAAGAAATAATAACGGAGAGGTATCAGGAACAATGTATCCTCAAATTGAGATAGGGGAAAATGAATCGGAATATGAAAAATATGTTGAACCTATTTCTTTTAATGTGGAGGCAGATGGGAAAGTAAAGGGAATTGCATCTCTTTATCCTGCAACAAGTTTTATTACTGACAATAAAAATGTAACAATAAACTGTAAATACAATAAAGATATAAATAAGGCTTTTGCTGAACTACAGCAGGCAATTAATTCATTAGGAGGTAATATATAATGTTTAATTTAAGAGATTTTATAAAAAAGGGATTTTTAAAAGCAGTGGGAGATATGGCAGATTACAAGATTATTTTAAATGCTGCAGGCTGGCTTGAAAAGGGAGTGCTTTCAGAGGAGGACTTAGCAGAAATTGAAACTGCCATTACTTTAAAAAACACCACTGTAATAGCGGAGGGTGAAGAAGTTGAATGAAAACGAAATTATGCTTAAATTAGGAGAAATTGAAAGCTCGGCAAAATCAGCACATAAAAGAATAGATGAAATAAAAGAGCTTGTAGAAAGTATAAATCAGCTCACTATTGCCATTAACAAACAGCAGAATAGTATTGACAATATGGCGAAAAGACTTGAAAAAATTGAGGACAAGCCTGCATTACCGCCCTGTCAGCATTTAAAGGACTTTGAAAGATTTGATAAGCTTGAGGGAGAGGTTGAAGCTTTAAAGGAAACACCTATAAGAAGATGGGAGAAGTTTGTGGGAGGTTTAATTACCTCGCTGGCAGGCGGAATTGCAGGATACATACTGGCGGTGATTTTAAAATGAAAAAGGGGATATTTTCAAAGCTTATAGTTTCATTTGTGATAATTGCAAATGCAGTTTTCACAGGCGCCGTTTTATTTGTATTCTTAAGAACAGGAGGAGAGCCGATTACCTTAATCGGCTCCTGGTTCGCTTTCACTACTGTTGAGCTTTGGCAGCTTGCCACAATTAAGAAAAGGAAGGTAGATAAAAATGACTGATTTAATTATAAATATTTTAATTATCCTATTGTTTACAGCAGGGATTGTTTTCTTTGTAATTAATCAAAGAAAAAATATAAAAGAATGGTTACTCTATGCAGTTATTGAAGCTGAAAAGGAATTAGGCTCTAAAACAGGTAAAATTAAATTAAGACAGGTTTATAACGGTTTTATAAACACTTTTCCTATAATATCAAAAATAGTTACCTTTGAGGCGTTTTCAAAGCTTGTGGATTTAGCTTTAATTGAAATGAAAAATCTTATTGAAACAAACGCTAATTGTAAAGGTTATGTTGAGAGAGGAGTAACTGAATATGCTGAATATTAAAACTAATCCGGCAAATAAAAATAACTACGGTTCTCAAAGACCTCTTTCAGATATTAAATACATAGTAATTCATTATACATCCAATGACGGCGATACAGATGAAAACAATGGCTTATATTTTAAAAATAACGTTGTTAAAGCTTCGGCGCATTATTTTGTGGACAGTGATTCGGTGACTCAGGCTGTGCCCGATAATTTTTCAGCCTGGGCAGTAGGCGGTGGAAAATACAGCGACTGTGCAGTAACAGGCGGGGGATATTACTACGGAAGCTGCACCAATTCAAACAGCATAAGTATTGAGCTTTGTGACGATTATAAAAACGGCGTTGTCTATCCGTCGGAAGCAACAATTTTAAACACACTTGAGCTTGTTAAAATGCTTATGGATAAATACAACATTAAAAAGGAATATGTTATCCGCCATTTTGACGTTAACGGAAAAAGATGCCCTGCATACTGGTGCGGAACAAATGAGGGGAATATGAAATGGAGAGAAGAATTCTATAATAAAATCGGCAAAAATTTATATTCTTCTGATGATACGGTTGAAAAGCTCGTAAGAATGGGAATAACCGATAAGGCAAATGTAAGCTACTGGGAAAATGCACTGTCGGGAAAAGAACCCATAAATAAAGATTATATAAGAACAATGTTTGAAAGATTAATGGATAAAACGGAGGTTAAATATAATGGCGACTAATTATACCGATTTATTAAAAAAAGGAAATGACTTTACAAAGTCACAACAAAATGTTAATATTAAGGTAAATGATAGACAAAATAACAGAACTCATACAACAATGAACAATGCCTTAAAAACTCTTAACGAAACGCAGTGGAAGAATATTCAGTCTGCTTACAAAGCAAAATCAGGTGGATTTATTTCGGCTAATCAGTATCGGGATAATCTGAAGAAAAATGGAGTTTCAGATACTCTGATAAATCCTCAAAAGGATGTTAAACCTGCTTCGCAGAATATCAGTATTCCCAAAGAAAAAAAAGAAAGAGAAAGGCTGATGGATATAACGGGAGCATATAATTTAAACAAAGTAGACCGAAATGAGCTTCAAAAACACATCAGGCTCGAAAATAAAACTCCCGATGACTATTATGATGTTAATCAGCCATATAATATAGCGAGAAAAAGAATTGACGAAGTCTTTGGCCCTAAAACTGATTTTTCTATTTCTAATTTTGAAAATAATTTTGATAAAATGAATAAAGAAGAACAGGCTATGCTTACTTACAAAATGCAAAAGGAATTTAACAAAACAGGTTACACCGATTTCAATGGCGAAAAACTAAAAGAAGACGGAATTTTTGGAGTGAAAACAAAGAGTGCTTATAAAGCGTACAAAGAAAAAAACGAAAAATCAGAAGAAAACAATATAAATATACCAAACAATAAAACCGAACTTCAAATTTCTGATTTAACGTACAGAGAAAACAGAACGACTCCTGAAAATCTTGTAGTTAAAGGAATTCCTAATACTACATTTTCTCTTATGTCAAATAAAATCACAGAAACAAAAAGTAATAAAAATCTTTCCGGAATCAGATTGAAAGAAGACTCTCATTTATCTTTTGACGATCAAAAAAAGATCGATGCATTAGTATATACACACAATAACACCGATAATATTATAGAGAAAGAAGCATGCGTAAGAGCAATTGTTAAAATACGTCAACAAAAAAAGTATAAAAGCATATATAGTAATTCTGATAAAAACGGCTTATACATTGATAATTACGAATATGAATATCCTGACAGTGGAGTAGTCGCAAATGTTGATATTATGAGTGAAGGAGCAGCGTGGCTTCAAGGTGGAGAAAACAACAAAAACGACATAATTTTAAGCATTGGAGAAAAGTTATTTTTACCTAAAAACCTAACCAAAGGAAAGAATCAGTTGTTAAATATTATCAAAATAATAGATAATGAATATTATAAAAAGGCGAAAAATTTAAAAGAAAACGATATAATGGTTACAATTGACGGAATATATCCTGATTCAGAACAAACTATTCATAATAAATATTTTTACAGAGACAAAAGAGGTCATCTATATAAAATATTAGAAAATGATTAAGTTGTAAATAAAAAGAGGAATGTATATGAAACCTGAAATTACAAAAAAAATTAAAATAATTTTATATTCTGTACTGGGATTTATCTTGGCAGTTATATTAGACTTGATAGTTCTTAATATTTACCGAATATTTTGATAAAGGAGCATTTCCATGCAGTATAAAATTAAAATAAAAGTGGAAAAAATCTTATTTTATTTAAAAAAAGAAATTCATTATATTCCAAAAACAATACGAGAAGATATAAAATACGGGTTTATCTATTTAGGTTTGGCAATAATAATTAAACTTTTGTTAGATATATTCTTATAA